GCTTTGGCCCACCTCACCACCCTGACCCGCCTTCTTTTCCAAGACATCCGGAAACGGATAATTCAAATAGTTATACACCTGGTCGTAGAGGTAAGATTCGTTCAATAACTTTAATGCAGCCAGCTCGTGGTTATACTGCTGCTGCTGGTACAGGTCGTAATAGGCCGATCCATAACCGCCCACATAATTATTCGCATAATTATTGGTCCATGCGGACTGATCTGCCCACCACTGCCGATGGTCTTGCTGCAACTTTTTTTTGCGCTTGTTAACACGCTGGTGATAGTACTTGGACATCCCGTTTTTTTTGCACTCTAACTACTCTATATCTAAATATAATTATTTCTATATGGTTTTGATTATATCTTACACCCCTTTAAAATTGATTATGTTTTACTGCAAATAACAAGTTCCAGTATCAAATGACGACAATATATGTTATATTTCATCTCACAATGAATAATGCGAATGTGTTTACGTTGGACGAGAACAATATTACCGAGATCATCCAAAAACAGACAGAAAAATACGAGGGGACTACTGGCGAATGGCGATGGAGGAAAATAGGTGAAGGAGAAGAGTTTGAGGCGAATATGAACATTGTCCCATCATTTTCATAAAAACCCTTGAAACCAAGCTACAGAGTTAAAGGGAGGGGTCTGAGGGAAGGGGTCGCAGGGGAAACCGTAGGTTTCCCTGCAAAATTGATTTTTTCCGTAAAAGGATGTAAAGACATCTTATTAATAGTAATAGCTTTAATAATGAACTACGAGATGAGATCGGCGGAAGCTGTTTCTTCGTTTTCGGGTCATTACCAGAGTTCATCGAATGTCGACGAGGTTTTGACGGCGCCTCCGGCGCCTAAGAAACGTCGTGTGAAGGTGAAGGTGGTCGAACCTGTTCAGGCCCTTGAGCCTGAGGCTAAGGTCCTTCAGCACCTTGAGCCAGAGGCTAAGGTCATTGTGCCGGAGGCCAATGCCCTTGAGACCAATGAGGCAGCCGCGGAAATCAAAAAACTCATCCAATACGAAGAAGACGTTCAAAAAAAGGTCGAAGCCGCGATTCGCGATACGAGCGAGGAGGAAAAGGTGTTGTTGGACCACATCGGCTCCTTTGTCGAGGAGCCCTACCACATCATCGAATCCTACTTCGCCGGCCAGCATTTGGAACGCCTCGTCCGTCACCAGATCGAATCTTACAATCATTTTGTCAACTACCAGATCCAGCGCACCATCCAGATGTTCAACCCCGTCACCATCCGGTCCGAAAACGACTACGTGGCCGACATCGACAAGTATTTCCTCGAAATTCAGGTCGCCTTCTCTAACTTCAAACTCTATCCCCCACAGATCCACGAGAACAACGGCGCGACCAAAATGATGTTACCCCAAGAGGCCAAGCTACGTAATTTCACGTATGCCTCCACCATGAACGTCGACATCAACATCAAGTACATCGTACGCACCAGCGAGAACATGGAAACTCCCCGTATCATCGAAAAGACGTTGCCCAAGATCAACATCGGTAAGCTCCCCATCATGTTGAAATCGTCGATCTGCGTCCTCAGCCAAAACAAGCACATTAGCAATGACTACACCGGCGAATGCTCGATGGACAGCGGCGGCTATTTCATCATCAAGGGCTCCGAAAAAACCGTGTTGGGCCAGGAACGCGCTGCCGAGAACCGCGTCTACTGCTTTGACGGGAAAAACACCACCAAATGGAGCTGGTTTGCCGAGATCAAGTCCGTCCCCGACTTCAAATGCATTTCGCCCAAGCAGATCGAGATGATGGTCGCCAGCAAGAACAACGGCTTCGGCCACGGCATCTTCATCACGGTGCCGCGTATCAAAAATCCCATTGAACTCTATGTGTTGTTCCGCGCCCTCGGCATCATCAGTGACAAGGACATCACCAAATACATCATGCTCGATATTGGTGACGAAAAGAAGGGCGATGTGCTCCAGTTCCTCCAAGCCTCCATCATTGATGCCAACAAGTACATGACCCAGGAAGACGCGCTCCGGCACATCACCGCCTCCGTCGCCTATACCCCCCTCAACCTCGACAAGGAGGTGGGGGCTCGTAAAAAGCGGGAATTCACGGTGGATGTGCTCGACAACGACCTCTTCCCCCACTGCCAAACGTTGCAGCAAAAGCTGTATATGGTGGGGTACATGGCCAACAAGCTCATTCAAACGAGTTTAGGGTGGCTGCCGCCCGACGACCGCGATTCCTACATCAACAAGCGAATTGAGCTCACAGGGACCCTGCTCAACAATCTCTTCCGTAATTATTTCAACAAGCTGGTCAAGGAGATGCAGAAACAGGTGGTGCGCGAGATCAACAATGGGTCGTGGCGGTCGACCGACGACTACGAAAGCATCATCAACATGACCAACATTTATAAAATCATGAAATCGACCACGATCGAGAACGGGATCAACCGGGCCCTCAGCACGGGCGATTTCAGCATCAAGCAGTCAAACAGTAGCAAGGTGGGGGTGGCCCAGGTGCTCAATCGTCTCACCTATGTCTCGAGTTTGAGCCATTTACGGCGGATCAACACACCGCTCGAGAAGAGCGGTGAGCTCATCGCTCCGCGTAAGCTACACGGCACCACCTTGGGGTTCTTGTGTTGCTTGACGGGGGATGCCGAGATCCTCTTGTCGAACCGGCTTGACACGTGCCCTATCCGGGACATTCGTGACGGGGACTGTGTGAATACCGTGCATCGGTCGACCTTGGTGGACGAGCCGTCGGACATGAAGAACTTCTTTTGTAAAACGCCCGACAAGCTATACGAGATTACTACGATCAGCGGTCGCACGATCAAGGCCACAGGCGATCACCCCTTCCTGATCAACATGGGTTCGGGGTTTGAGATGGTGCCGGTGAGCCGTCTACATATCGGTGACAAGATGGTCATTCGTCATACTGTGAAAGCCATTCGTGACGAGGCGGATGCGACGACCCCTCTCAATTCTTTGAACAAACCTATCCCGCTCCAGACATTCAAACTGATTGCACGGATCTTTGGTTACATGTTTGGTCGTATGAGTGATACAGTGTCGTTCGGTGAGGAGTGTGACGCGGTGCAGTTTGTGGAGGATTTGGAGGCCCTCGGGTTTGAGCGGGTACAGGTTGTGGAGGTGGCGGGTGAAAACTGGACCGTCCAATTGAGCCAGGGGGTCCAAGAGTTTATTACGAACATATGGGACCCGGAGGTGGACCCGCGTCTACCCGAATGGCTTATCGATGCCGAACCGTCCGTCAAGCGCGAGTTCTTGTCGGGATTCCAGGGCCGGAATGGCAGTACAGTTCGTAATGTGCCTAACGGTGCGGACAGCGCCTTTCGTGTGGTGAGTTCGTACTCTACGGGCGCGCTCAACGTTATGACCTATGCTTTGACGGATGTGTGTGTGATTTTCGGAGACATTGGTATCAAGTGCCATGTCAATTTTGTGGATGAGGGGTCCAACACGATTTATATGATTATTGACGATGACCTCGACAACATGTGTAAATATGGTAATTTGATCGCGTACGCCTACTGCGATAAGAAGCGGCGGGATTCGGCGCTGGCCATCGAAACTGTGCTTTGCTTGTCGTCAGGTCGTATTATACCTCTCGAACACCTGATCGAGCCACTCCGCAGTGGCTGTGTCAGCGTTCCTATCCTCTCGATTCGCGAGGTGCCGGTCGAGCCGGTCTACGACTTCACCACCTACAGTGACAATCATTCGTTCGTGGCGTCCTCGTTCGTCTCGAGCAACTGTGCCGAGACCCCGGAAGGGCAGTCGATTGGTATTGTCAAAAACATCAGCTACATGGCACACATCACCATTCCGACCAATAGCGCTTCCCTCTACGAGTATGTGAACCCCCACGTGCTGTCGGTCAACGATTGTCGGTCGGAGGACTTGAACGACAAGGTTAAAGTATTTGTCAACGGGTGCTGGCTGGGGGTGACCGACGACCCGGTCAAGCTATACCATGAGATGAAAGATAAGAAATATCGCGGCATTATTAATATCTACACCTCCATCATCTTTGACATCAAAATGATGGAAATCCGGATCTGTAACGACGGTGGTCGGCTCACTCGGCCCCTGTTGCGCGTACGCAATAACCAGGCCCTCATTACCAAAGACATTATTGAGCGGCTTACGCGACACGAGCTGAGCTGGAACGATCTTTTGACCAATTGTCGTCTGGAGGAATCGGTGGTCGAATATATTGACCCGGACGAACAAAACTTGGCCATGATTGCCATGAAGTGCAAAGATACGTATCTACATTGTATGACAGGGCAACGTTACCGTTTCACGCATTGCGAGATTCACCCGAGCACAATTTTCGGGGTGGTGGCGTCGTGTGTTCCTTACCCGGATCATAATCAGGCTCCTCGTAACACATACCAATGCTTGCATCCGGACGAGCTGGTTTGGATGGCAGATGGTACCAAAGTGCCGATCAAAGATGTGAAGATCGGTGACGATGTGCTGACGTTTCATCCCGAAACCTTGGAAATTACCGAGACGAAGGTGGTGAATCAGTTTGTGCGGCCCAACGAGTTTCCCATTTATCGGTTGACCACGGTGAGTGGTAAAGAGATCCGTGCCACCGAAGATCACAAGTTTATGACTAACATGGGATGGAAGACGGTCAATGAAATGATGTGTTGCCACTATTTTGATCCCTGCTTTTACGACGAAGAATCCAAAAAATTCTATTACGAGAAATGGGGCAACTTTGAACAAGAACCCGATGGGTTAATTTCGTGTATCGAGACCGAAAGTGATAATCACTCTTTCCTTACCACAAATGGTGCGGCGGTCAAAAATTGTGCGATGGGTAAGCAAGCCATGGGTGTATACGCGACAAACTATGATCAACGCATGGACAAGACCGCCTATATCCTGAATTATCCGAGCCGCCCGCTCGTGGAAACCCGTATCATGAACATCATCCGTCTCAACCAAATTCCGTCGGGTTGTCAGATTCATGTCGCCATCATGACCCACACCGGTTACAACCAGGAAGACAGTGTCCTCATCAACAAAGGTTCGATCGACCGCGGGCTCTTCATGGCCACGATCTACCATACCGAAAAGGACGAAGATAAAAACATCATTCGCGACGAGATCATCCGATGTAAGCCGGATCCGACCAAGACCAAGGGGATCAAGTTTGGTAATTACGATAAGTTGAATAGCCAAGGGTTCATCCCGGAGAACTCGTTGGTCGAGAACCGCGATGTGATCATTGCCAAGACCATCCCTATCAAGGAGAACCGGAACGATCCGACCAAGACCGTCAAGTACGAAGATCAGAGTAAGACCTTTCGCACCACCGAAGAGACGTACATTGATAAGAACTTTACGGGACGGAACGGGGACGGCTATAATTTTGCCAAAGTCCGGGTACGGACGCTGCGGAAGCCGGTTTTGGGCGACAAATTTAGCTCGAGACACGGTCAGAAAGGTACTGTCGGTAACATCATCCCGGAGTGTGACATGCCCTTTACCAAGGACGGGCTCCGCCCCGACATCATTATTAATCCGCACGCTATTCCTTCCCGCATGACGATTGGGCAGTTGAAAGAGACGCTGCTCGGCAAAGTGTTGTTGGAGCTCGGGATGTTTGGTGACGGCACCAGTTTCGGTAACCTCGATGTCAAGACAATTTCGAAAGAGCTACAAAAGTTAGGTTACGAGAGCTACGGGAACGAGCTCATGTACAACGGTCTCACTGGCGAACAGCTGGAAACGAATATTTATATTGGACCGGTGTTTTACCAACGGTTGAAGCACATGGTCAATGACAAGCAGCATAGCCGGTCGATCGGCCCGATGGTGAACCTGACCCGCCAGCCGGCCGAAGGTCGGAGTCGTGACGGTGGTTTCCGTATTGGTGAGATGGAACGTGACGTCATGTTGGCCCATGGTATGTCGCGGTTTTGTAAGGAGCGGATGTTCGACGTTTCTGATAAGTATTCCGTGCATGTGTGTAAGAAGTGCGGTATGGTCGCCTCCTACAACGACGGTAATAAAAATAAAATGTATGCTAGCGCGGACTTCTCTATCCATATGTGTCGGACGTGCGATAACAAGACCGATTTCGCCTTGGTCAACATGCCTTACGCTTACAAGTTGTTGGCGCAGGAGCTCCAGACGATTAATGTTGTGCCGCGGATCCTCACTTAAGGAAACCGTAGGTTTCCTTATGATCCTTCCCTTTAATTGTCTGCATTTATTGTTCGATCTTGATTGTGTGCATTTATTAGTAAATTATTTTAACTCTTAGCTAAGATAATTTTTTTTAGTTTTTCTACGTTAAATGTTTTGGTGGCGGGGACTGGATTCATTTTCTGCCGAACTGTAACATAATCGCCTCTCTATCCAGTGCGACTTCCTTCGCGATATTCCGCACCACCTTCTCCCGGGTCTTGGGGTCGCCCAGGAGGGTTTGTAGGTAAATCTTGTCCCTCAACAGGTTCTTTTCGTGATTATTCACCATGGCGTCGGGGTTGTCCAAGCACCACTGGTGCAGGCAGACGACGTTCCGGTATTCCACCTTCTCAATGATGCTATTAAGCCGAGAATGCCCGTTGTCGTCCTTGGTCCATACATTGTTCTCTTTCAGGAAGATGGTTTCACGCTTCGCGTCGGTGCAATGGATAGGTCGTTTGGTGATGTCGAGTGCTCGGAGTCTTTTGATAAATATATCTGAAATACCACTCACGAACCCCACGTCGCCCATCACCAGTAGTTCGTCGAAGGTGGGGCGGATGGTGTCCAAGAACTCGTCGAGGTTCATGGCGTCCTTGCAGGTTTCGTTGAGGAAGACGTTTAGGTTGAAACGTTGGTTGTTATTGTTGATGGTATTAAGGTTTGTTATATTGTTATTGGTGACAGTAAGTTGTTGCTGGGTCATCTCGAACAACTTGTTTATCAAATCCTTGTTTTCCCGGCGTTCTTCGTCGGTCTTTTTCTGCTGTTCGACCATCATGGATTTGATATCCTGATTTTCGTTATACAACTTTGCTATTATTTCTGTTAATATATTGGGTCTATCATTATACACAATTGTATTCTCCAGGACGGGTTTAGTCTCCTTCTCCTCATCCTCTTTCTTTTTGGCGTTCTCCTCTTTCTTTTTGGCGTTCTCTGCAGAACACTTCTTTTTATGTGCCCATAATCCTGGCCTAGAATTGTACTTCTTCTTGCAAATAGAACACGTCAATTTATCATCGCCGGTTTTGTTTGCAGTTGTTAGTTTCTTATGTTTTGCAGTTGTCAAATGAAAATCATAACTACTCTTCTTACTCGTTGTATAGTGACAAGAATTACAAACAAAAGATTGCGCCGGTTTAGTTGCTATTCCCGACGGATCTGTTAGAATGGTATGTTTTGCAGTATGTAAGTGTTTGTCATAACTACTTTTCTTACTCGTAGTATAGTCACACACTAAACATTCAAAAAAATCCGGCTTTTTTTGGCTAGTTTTTGTTAGCATTTTTGTTAGAATATGCTAACATAAAAAAAGCTCTCTAAATATTTTTACAAAAATACTTAAAAAAAATATGCAGTCATACTAAAAATATAATTCTCCATTTTACTGCATTATGCTCACAAACCACTTTTTCAAAAAGTCCCGAAAAAAAGTCCCCCAAGAAAATCGAAAATGGACATTTTTAAAATGTCCAAAATGAAAATTTTCAGAATACTTTTCCAACAACTTTTTATACTAATTTGTATTTTTACCCAATATTGTCTCTTTTGCCAACTTTTTTATTATTTTCGGGTAGAATTCGCTGCGCTTACCGCCGGCCATCAAATTCTGCTGTAGTACGATGGATTTTTCTCCCAGTTCTGTTTCCATATCATTGTATTCCGGGTTGTTCTCACGCCATTCTGAGAGTTGACACATGTTTTTTCTGGTTATTTCTTGGATGCCCTTTTGAATGATATCTTTACTGCCGTCTTTCTCCCACTGATCTTCATCTTTGACATAGATGGTCTCTCGTTTGGCATCCGTACAGTGAATCGGTCGTTC